AGATGTACAGTAATATCGGTAGTCATTATTTAAATTCCTCTATAAGTTCTAATAGTTTTATTCTACACCTATTTCTATCAATTGTCAAGAACCCTTTGTAATTTTTCATCATTTTTTTTATATCAGGCCACACAATATCTTCCTTTAACTCTTTGTCCCACTTCTTGCTAAAATCTACGAGTTCATCAAGTACGATTAATGTTTCTAGCGAAACACGATCACCAAGAAATTCCTTTAAAAGTTTTGGGTGGTTGTTATTTTTGATTTGAAATAGGGGTTCAAAATCTTTTACAAGAGGCTTAAGTTCGTTGGAAAAAATATTATAGAAGTTTGTTCTTCTGTCTTTCCAAGCCTCATAATTTTCATCATTAAAATTTGCAATATACCCTTTACGGTCTTTTACAAAATTTGAAAGAAGATAGTCTTGTATAGAATTATTATCATCAAGTTTCTTTGTGAGCTTCACAAAGAAATATTTGTCCTTTCTTTTCCAAAAGGAATCTCTAGATATTTTGGTTTTACCACCGTATTTGTGGAAATCGTAATTACTTCTACTAAAGTGTGCTTTCAATGCACAATACATTAGGTATACGTCAATGGGTTCCATTTTGCAAATTCACCGTTTTCATCAATATAATATACGTTACGAATACCAACATCCTTAATCAATTGCTTACATACGTCGCAAGGATAACTGATAGCATAATTAAGATTTTTTAAAATACGAACAACATACAAATCCAAACCCTCACAATTATCCAACCCTCTCCTAATAATAGCATGTTGTTCTGCATGAAGGAAAGGCCACTCCGTCCTGTATTTTAACAACGGATGAGTTTTGTAACTATTATTGCCTACACTTATTATGGAGTTTTTATTGACAAGTACGGCCCCAAGCCGAAAAGCTTTTCTACCGCCACCAACACCATTACTATTCATAGACACTGCTTTTGCAGCAATGAAAAATTTATCTTTCAAAAAAGTTCGCCGTATATATTATATCGGTAATTGTGCTTGTTTTGGTAGAAAATTTAATTCTCTAGCATTTGCTTCAATTTTTTCTTTAAGCCCCTTTGAAATGAGAGGACTAACAGTATCAGGTTCAACACCTTCTTTACTGCAATACCATAAAACTGCTTCCATATGAGTAATCTGTTTTTCTTTTGCGATATTTTCAATTGCAATGGTAAAACTTTTAGTTGTTTTTAGTGTCATGTGTATCCTTAGTGCGTTAGTATTAAGTGGTAGGTATTCTGTTGCCAGGAACCTACCGAACCCCGACAGACTATGCAGCTAGTGCATAATCCTCAAATGCCTCATTATCGTTAGCATTTATCATTTTGACCGATAAGGTGGTCAATCCACAGTTCTCCACTTTCCTATACATTGCCAGTCAATCCCTTTCACCCCCATCAAGAATACACCTTAGTCAGTTACTCACGCCGATGTACTCATGGTGGAGGTGGGGGCATCGAAGCCCCGTCCTGTACAACTTTCAGTCCGTATCATCAAACTGTAACTATATTTATACCATATTAAACCAGTTTTGTCAAGTGCTTATTTTGTTCATTCCATTCTGTAACGGAATCTTTTAATGCTTCCAAATAATCAAACTTTTTCTTCACAAATTCTTGTACCGTACCATCTTCTGTTACTACCAAAACTACTACTTGTGAAATATCAATTCCTGTTAATTCAGTAAACATTTCTGCATATGCAGAGCCCTGAATATAATAATTTTCATTCCAAGCATCATTCCGTTCTTTGGTTGATGTTTTAAAATCTATAATAGACAATACATTATTATATTCTGCGATACAATCAACTCTGCCTGCTACCTTATATTTGTCACTATATAATCCACATTCTTGAGCATATATATTATCAATGTTACATAACACTTTATCTTTTAATTGAGTGAATATGCACCAAGGCAGAAAATCTTTTTGATGATGATTTATATCCTCATTGTTTAGATAATCTTCACACATATGATGAACTTTGGTGCCCCTAGCTGCTGCTTTACCAGCAACATAATTGGCAACATCATCTCCCACACGTTTACGCCATTCTACCAATCCCTTCTTATTACGAATTGACAAAACAGTTGTAATAGAAGGATATTCATTTCCTTCTGGCGTTACATAAAAACGATTTTTGTTGATTGTTTTAGTTTTTAGTTTCGGTATCAGTGGTAGAACTGTTTTCTGGTGTTTGTATGTCATCTTCACTTTCTTTCATTTCAAAATTTACATTAATTGAGTATTCTGGGGGAACTTTACCCCAACCTACTGTTCTATCCCATTGTCTTTGGGTATACTTATTAGACATTTCTCATTCTTTCAACAAGTCGATTTGCTCTATTTGTTACTTGGCGATACCAAACGCTATCAACCATTTCATCAGCTGCAGCATTCCAATCTCTTCTATCTATATTACTTTTCATATTTCTAAATTTACTTAACCTTGTACGTCCCATATTGAACATCATGTTAGCAATTATTCTTTGAACTTCTTCTGGTAAACTATGAAAGTCATAATAAAGAATTTTACAATCTTTTAGAACTGTTTCTATATCAAACTCGAAAGCCTCTATAACTCTATCTTCTAATACTTCTGTTCCTAAACTTTGACCATGTTCTGGATCATTCTCAGTGATAAGATGGCCGATACCGAAAGTAGCATAACCAAGATGATCATTATATATTTTATACTCACAACCCTCATCTCGTTTCAATTCTTCTCTCAATTTTTCTAAATTCACTATTCTATTCCTATACCCAATTTTATTTTATTAATAAGATAACTACGAACAAAACCAGACCTTACAATATCGCCGAGAGAAAACTCTAAACAATGAAACTCTTCCATTTCCTCTAAAATTCTAAGAAAATCATGTAAACCATTTTTCTCATTCTGTTTAATCAAATCCGTTTGGTCAAAATCACCACAAAAAACTATTTTAGAATCTTGGCCCACTCTTGTTATAATCGTATCCAATTCATGAAAGTTCATATTTTGACATTCATCTACTATAATGATTGCATTATCAAATGTCAACCCCCTTAAAAAAGAAGTTGACAAAAAGAACAGAGTGCCTTGTCCTTTTAATCTGTCATATAAATTGTTAAATGATTGTTCATTAGGTTGTTCAAATATAAACTGAACCATGTTTTGATATGGAACCTGATACAATGCAGCCTTATCTTCTTCATCGCCAGGCAAAAATCCAATTTCTCTTGTAGGAATTAAAGAACGAACTAAAACAATTTTTTCAAAAGAAGTTTTTAAATTCATTACATCTTTTAAAGCAAGATAAAGTGATACAAAAGTTTTGCCTGTACCTGCTGCACCAAACAAAAATTGATTTTTTCCTTTTTTCCAAGAATCAAAAACCAACTTTTGGTTGTCAGTTATTGGTTTAACTGTAACTAAATTATTATGATTGATTTCTTTGTTCTTTTTGCTATTAGCCATATTAGATCCTAGTTAATAAAGATGAGAAGAGAAGGGGCTTAATCAAAGCCGGACTTCGATGAATCCCCCTCTCAACTCGATGCATCGGCGGAGGGACTTCCCAGCTTCCATTAACGCTGTGCGTTAGTGCTGAAGTTCGATTTCTCGCCTGCACCACCTTTATTTATATTACTTTATGTTTTTTTAACACTTCTCTTGTTTTTATTTCTTTGATTGTTTTGGTGTTAGTTCCATATCTAGATGCCATTGGCGAGCCAGGATTTGAATTTGCTATTTGTTCCATTCGTTCATTAAATCCACTATCTGTCTTTGGCCCAACACCCATGATATGATCTCCAGCAATAGCAGGAGCAGTTTTCCATGCTTGTCTAATTTCGGGATTACCTTCTAATAGACTTTCCATGTCAGCAATAGACATCATATCTGTCCATTCTTCGCCTGTATGCGTGTTTATAAAATCATAAGTCGGCATTAAAATTTAAGCTCCTGTTGTCGAGGATCGCCCCCCAAAAGTTTGACTTTATAAGATAAATCATAAATTGTGTCAGAAAGTTCTTTTTGTCTTTTCATCAAATTTTGCATACACTTTTGCATCTCAAAAATTTCTCTTTTCATAATATCTTCAGTATTCATTATATCATTATTCATTATATCATTTCCTGCGGCCCGTTCTTCACAGGTGCGCCTCATCATGTAATCCCAATATGGTTCTCTTTTTGTCATCAAACCACTCCGGCGGGGTTCTACGTTTCCATGTTGCAAATTTACTCTTCTCTAGTATATAGTAGGTTTGATAAGCCAATACTGTATCCTTATTCTTACAGTGTTCTGGCATACATTGAGGGGGTTCAATAAAATTCAATCCCCATTTCCAAGTTGACGGTTGACGTAATGGTTCAACCAATCTTTCTGTAGCATGATGTTTATCATACCGATATGTGTATTCTTTTGTAAGAGCAACCATATGTTTATACAACCACATATAATTCTGCCGGTCAGCACGGGCCCATTTACAACTGGGATGATTCATATGTGTAAGTTTATATAAACCAACTTCATCTGCATAATCATTACTACCACATACACGATGAGATGTAGACATAATTTGTGCAGACTCAAGAATCATTTTGACAACATGCTTATCACACAGCATCTGTGCAGCAATCTCAGGGTCACGGTCTAGATAGAATATGTTCAAACTAAATCCCTCAAATCTACTCCACTAGGAACAGGCCGTTTCAAAATATCGTTGAAAACAACTTCCCAAAGTTGTTCAGAACCAATTGCACAAGGTTTTGCAAATGCTTCAAACCTACCTTCTAAGTCTGATAATTTATCACGCAACTCTTCATTTTCACGTTCAAGTTCATCAACTCTATCTTCAAGTTCACTCATCTTCTAAACACTCCTTCACTTTTTCTGCAAGATTATCATAGGTAGCATAACAACCACCCATCCACTCACCATCTTCAAACTCACGAATTTCTATATTTCCTGCTGGTTTCACTTGTCCATCAATAGACAATTCACCATCTTCCATTAACGATATTTCAATATGT